TCCGCATCCTTGAGCGTCACCAGTGGCGCGGGATGGACTTCCGGGCGCAGGCTGACGCCATCAGGACGCTGACGCAGCAGTATAACGTCACCTATATCGGCATCGACTCCACCGGCGTCGGGCTGGGCGTATACGAGAACGTCAAAGCCTTCTTCCCGCAGGTGAAGGAGTTTGTCTATAACCCGAACGTTAAAAACGCCCTGGTGCTGAAGGCTTACGACACCATCGCCAGCGGGCGGCTGGAGTTTGACGCCAGCCACCTCGACATCGCGCAGTCATTTATGTCTATCCGCAAGGCCACCACGGCCAGCGGCAACCGTCCGACTTATGAAACCAGCCGCAGCGAAGAAGTCAGCCACGGCGATTTAGCCTGGGCGACCATGCACGCGCTGGCAAACGAGCCGCTGCAGGGACAGGCGGCACACACGCAGAACATTGTGGAGATTTATTAATGAGCAAACGCAGGAACCGCCCCCGCACGCAGCCGGATAACATGACCAGCGGGGCAGCGTCGGAGGCGTTTACCTTTGGCGATCCGATCCCGGTGCTGGACCGCCGCGAACTGCTGGACTACGTGGAGTGCGTTATCAATGATCGCTGGTATGAACCACCCGTTAGCGTTGACGGGCTGGCGCGCACGTTCCGGGCCGCCGTGCATCACAGCTCACCCATCAGCGTGAAGTGCAATATTCTGGCGAGTACCTTTATCCCGCATCCGCTGCTGAGTCAGCAGGCGTTCAGCCGCTTTGCACTGGATTACCTGATTTTCGGCAATGCCTACCTGGAGAAGCGGACCAGCCGCCTCGGTAACGTGCTGAAGCTGGAGCCGTCGCTGGCGAAGTTCACCCGGCGCGGCCTCGACCTTGATACATACTGGTATGCGCACTATGGCATTAACACGGAGCCGTATGAGTTCGCGAAAGGCAGTGTGTTTCACCTGATGGAGCCGGACATCAATCAGGAGATTTACGGCCTGCCGGGCTACCTGTCGGCTATCCCGTCTGCACTCCTGAATGAGTCGGCTACGCTGTTCCGCCGCAAGTATTACCTCAACGGCAGCCATGCGGGTTTCATCATGTACATGACCGATCCGGCGCAGAGCCAGCAGGACGTGGACAATATCCGCGGTGCCATGAAAAGCGCAAAGGGCCCTGGCAACTTCCGTAACCTGTTTATGTACAGCCCGAACGGGAAAAAGGACGGCATCCAGATCATTCCGCTGTCAGAGGTGGCGGCAAAGGATGAATTCCTGAACATCAAGAACGTGAGCCGCGACGACATGCTGGCCGTGCATCGCGTTCCGCCGCAGCTTATGGGGATTATGCCAAGTAATGTCGGAGGATTTGGAGACGTGGAAAAGGCAAGCAAGGTATTTGTGCGTAATGAACTCATGCCATTGCAGAGACGCTTTGAGGAACTGAACAGCTGGCTGGGTGAGGATGTGATCCGCTTCGCACCATACAGTCTCGACTTAACTGGCGACGATGCAGAGTAAGGTTAAGCGCCTAAGGGCGCTTATTTTTCACCCAGCCATTTTCCGGCTTTTGCAGAATCAATCAGTAGCTGAATAGTAAGTGGTTTCGGCGCATCACCATAATCGGGAAAATAATAAGTGAAGTTGATATCGGAGGGTTCAATATCGAATTTTTCGGCGAATTTCTCCATCAGATCATAAGCATCCAGTGGGTCCATGCGAAAATCTTTATTGAGATCGGTATCATGGCGCAGCTGAAAGCGGCGTAAGGTAAATAAGCTTCGACCGTTATAAGACTCAACAAGATCAAAAACAGCCTGCTCAATATCCTCAGTTACCATATCCTGTCCTCTTTACTAACGATCCTGTTGTACCGAACCATAGCCTGATAACTAATTTGGGCTACATCAGTGGCTAGTACAACCCAGCCGACCACAGGGATTGTACGTCCGGCAAAAGTCGCCAGTCGTTGCGTCATTAGCTGCTTTATCCTGAATGGGTTGCCGGGTTTGGGGGAATGAATCCATGTCGGCAACTTGAAAGGTAACATTATTTCTTTGAGCAACTTCCGGGAATATGTCGATGCATAACTGGTACCTTTGGTTGCTCCCCCAAGCTTACCTTTAACTTCAATTTGATTGCTGCCAGCATAGATTGCAGCTCCTGCGATGACATCTTTTGCCCCAGTGAAGTGCTCTGCAGTCACATCAACCATAATCCAGAAGAACAATTCTCCTGCACTCAGATTAGCCAGCCCGCCGTAAAAATACGTTCCGTTTAACTGCTCTGTCGTGTCCATCCCAATTCCCTGCGCTGAGATCCTGACCTAACCATAAACCCATCTTCGCCACATTACCACTCGCCAGAGCGCCACAGCGGCATTCTGCGAGGTGCTGTCTTTTTGCCCCTCTTTGGTCAGTCACACCTCAGCGACGCGCCAGTGGCCCGGAAATTGCGGCCGTTTGTGACCTTCCGGCACCCACAGCGCGCGCTCGTAGCCCCGCCACGCCTGCCCGCTTTATGCAGTGGTTTTCATGCACCTGCATGACATAAACAAAAGCCCGCCAGTACTGGCGGGCCGGAGCATTAAAGATCCTTTTGAGATCATGCGATTTCATGCAGCATAGTCATGCACCTCATTGTCACTCTTGGGAATTTTTCCATAGCGAAAACTCCTATGCTAATGCGCATGATAAGTAGCTTATTAGTGCATACTCTAGAACTTACAGACATTCGGCAAGGCTACAAAGAGTATATTTTCCTAACAAAAAAAGGCTCCTACAAGGAGCCTTTTTTCATAAGCTATTAAATCAGATTGGTTTTACTACGACTTGTCCAGTCTGTTCAGCTTTCTTTTTAGCTAACATAAAACGTTGCAGCATCTCGTTTTTCTGGGTTTTGATTGCGTCATAGTCAATGTTCAGGTTCATTTTCTCAGTTTTCCGTTCGTATAACATAACAAGCCCCCTCTATGTGAACTGCAAGGTTCTTGGATTTGGAATACCTACTTACTAATCTATCATAAACCTTTCTTAAATCTTCGCTATAGGCCTGAAAGGTCAAAATTTGTATAGCCTCAGTTTCAGCTATCCTGAGAATGATGTCAATCAACGTTGTGTAAAGATAGCGTGCTTCTACAGCAGTTAAGTCTGGCGCTCCCGGAGGCTTATCAAACATCGTATCACATTCTTCGTTATCTTCAGCTTGTACGTTATAGAAGCTGACGACGCTTACAGTAAGCGTTGCAAGTTCATCACCATAAAGATCTGTCAGAAGCTTGCTGTTGCCTTCTTTACAAAAGACTAAACGGAACGTGATCTGTCTAGTGACATCTCCCGAAAAGGTGAAGATTACATCAGTATATCTAAACACCTCAAAACCTTGCAGTTCATCATGCTCGATCTTGTGCGAGTTGCCCGCCATCCAAATATCTCATTATCAAATTAATGACACGTATCTTACAATAAAATTTAATCAAATGTTCAATTTGAACTCTGATTTAAGCAATTCCACACCAAAATCCGTAAACGCATAGCCAACCATACCGTTCCTGCAATCTACCAGTGTTCGGCCATAAGTTAGGTGGTGATATGAGGGCAAACCTTCTGCTGTTTATTGATCATAATTTCGATTCGCACGTTACCCCCCGTCACTCTGGCACTTGCATCAAACGTGAATAGTCATAATTTCTAACCTTGCGCATCAGCTCGTCAGTAAGCTCAGAAACCCACTGAATCGCTAAACGTTTTTCTTCCTCAGAACAATCGCTAGCAGCAACAAGTTTTATAAAAAAATCAATACGCTGCAACTTCATCGACTCTAAAAAATAATCCTGCATATTCCCTCCGCACAATCAACAACTGGTTATGCATACAGTATATTATCAATTTTCAAATGTGAAATTATTTTTTACGATCAATAGGCCGTTTTCTGATTTTTTTGCCGAGATACGTGCTTTGACTACCCATTGATTTTTATCCGGTTACACCACCCAGATGCGATGAAGGCTAGGTCCAGCGACTCCATTTATCATCCTCCTGCAGCCGTCCTTTACTGTAAAAAATGCGCATGCCTGCACCAGAATCAAGGCTTCCCCCGGACAGAAGCAGGTTTGTTTCTTTTTCTTCGCCGGTAAAACCCCTCACCCGCAGCTCTGTAACCAGAAGCGCCCGCTGGTCATCGTCAATTTCCTGTTTGTAACTCTGTCGCTGGCGCGGCTTAACCACCCGAAGACGCGCCAGCAGATCCCGGCGCTGTTTTCTGGTCATATTGTCGAAGTCTGCCGGGCCATACAGAGGCGTTTCACCTGGTTCTATAGGTTCAACAGATACCGGATTGCCCCCTGAAATGTACAGTTTTTCATCAGGGGGACAGTTATTGCCACGAGTCCAAGGGGCGCGAGCGCCCTGGTCGGCTGTCGCCTCCTGAACGTCAACGGCCTTACGAACCATTTTCCACTTCGTTGCGTGCGTGCAGATACGGCCCGCCACTAACGGGGACCAGATGCCATAAATGCGGGTGCCGTGATCGCCGTAAGGGGTTGGATCGTCGTTAAGCTCGTAGGCAGTTCTGACGATGTGATGTTTACGTGGAACCAGAACGCCGCCCTGCTTCATGATGTAGGTGGCAAAGCAGCCCACATCTGCAGCGGCCAGCACGGCGTCCAGCTGCGCGTTTTCAAGCACCGGCGCACCGGCCTTTTTATCGCTCTGATTTCTTAGCGCCTGACCGGCAAGCAGGCGCAGTTCCCGGTAAGCCTGGCGGCCTGGAATGCCAAAGAATCGGAACTGCTGAACGCGATGAAGTGACGCCCACGCGCCTACGTTCTCTGCGCTGTCACGCAGTGATTTACCCGTTTCTGCGCTGATTTCATCAGACAGGCCACGGCCATCAATATTTTTACTGACGTATTTAGCGATATAACTGGTCGGTGAACCTTTACGCGGGTTGATCAGCTCAGCTTTAAAGCGTGGCCCGGTGTTGTTGCTAAGTTCTTCGCGATCTTCGCGAATGGCAAATTTCCGCAGCAGTGCGGTGACTGAACGGCGTTCCTTTTTGCGCATGAAGCACAGCAGGTGCCAGTGTACGGTTCCGTCATGATGCGGCTCAGCAACCCGCACGCCATACCAGCGCATCCCGGCTTTATGCATGGCCTTGCGGAAGGCAGCAAAGGTATCAACCAGATAATCACTGCTCTGGCGAACGGTGGCCGTGGTCCACTTCGGATTGGGCCTGCCGTTGTTAAGCGTTGCGTGGAAACGCGACGGACAGGTGATGGTGTAAAACACTGCGCAGTCCCCACGCATTTCCGCGATAAGCTCCAGCCCCTTAACGCAGGCCATCATTTCATTACGGCGGTGTGCCGGGTTGCTGTTACTGGCATTCACCACGTCTTCCATATCCAGCGTATCGCCTTCATTGCTGACCAGCTCATGTGAGCGGAAGAACTCCAGAGACTTCCTGCGCTGCTCACGCTTATGAATCACCGCTTCAAAGCTGACGTAGGGGGATGCTTTTTTGTTGACCAGGCAGACAGAGCGCAGCTGCTCTTCACGCCATTCACAACGCAGCTGCCATAACTTGCGATACCACCAGTCCGCGCAGAGCATACGGGCCAGCGAGGGCGGGATCAGATCATAAGGCACGGGCTTGCGACGGCGCTTTTTGCGGCGCAGATGCTCAAAGGCCGGGGGGATTACGTCCAGACGCATCGCTTCAGCAGCAACCAGTTCCCATGCCTGGCGGACCTGCTCCGGCGTCACGTCGTCACTGACGAACAAATGGCCGCTGGCCTTATCCAGACACATGCTCATGTGCGCAGCGACCAGCGTTGATAAACGCTTGACCTGATTCTGGTTCATTTCAGGCAACGCCAGCAGGCCGTCCAGCCCGTCATGACCGGCCATAAACCGGAAGGAGGCTGAAATCTGGCTTTCGCGCACGCGGGCCAGCCGTTCAAGGCAGGGGCGGATGGTTTCGCGCAGGTAACGGGAATAAGCCTGCGGCCTGCCGAGATTGTGGAAAAACTTAACGCGCTCCATAAGTGGCTTGCTGATGTGCGAAGGCTGGGCGCTGACATCGGCCACGATAACCAGATCGGGATTGTGTTGCTGCTGTTCGCGGGCCATCTTTGCCCGGCTGACAATTCTGTCCTGCACAATTTCGCGCTGGACAGGATCGCGGGACTCGTTGAAAAAGTAGCGGTCCCAAACCTCATCACTCATTGCCTCACGGCGCTGCTGCTCCTGCTCGTTATCTGCAGCATAAAGACTGATCAGGTTTGAAAGCGCGGACACCGGCGCAACTTCCGCCGGGTCCAGCTGTGGATTGATTGCCTTTTTAGGGACGTTCCAGGGGTATGCGAAAGCCTGAGTCATTACACCGCCAGACTCATGTGACGCACTGCGATGATTTCGGACGCGCGCTTGCCTTCACCGGCAGCCACGCCAACAGAGCGGGAAGCGCTGATTTTTGTCAGTTCAAATTCGCGGAATATACTGCGGGTAAACAGGTTATCGCTATTTGAAACGATGACCGGGTTACGATCAGATATACCCAGCAGGATGCAGGCCAGTGAGTGCTGATCATCGTCGCTGAACCCATCGGTGTGATAAGCGGTGAATGTGCCGTGATACGGCGGATCGCAGTAAACGACATCACCGGCACGGACCATGCTCAGGGTTTCGCTGTACCCCAGACATTCAAACGTCGCGCGCTGAGCCTTCGCGGCAAACGCTTCGATTTCAGCCAACGGGAAATATGGCTCTTTATAATTGCCGTAGGGACTATTGAATTCACCACGTTTGTTATAACGGCAAAGGCCACGATATCCGTGGCGGTTCAAGTAGAGGAATTGCGCTGCACGTTCCAGCAGTGGCAGCGCCGCGTTGAAATTGAAGTCGTTACGGACCTGATAATAACTCTCTTCCGTTTTATTCTGATTAAAGAGCGATAAGGCCACCACAATAAACGGGCGTGTGTGCTCTTTTATCTGGCGATACAGATTAATCAGATCAGGATTAACATCCGCCACCAGATAGGCCGGATAGTCCGTATTCATCATGACAGCGCAGGAACCAGCAAACGGCTCAACCAGACGATCACCGGCGGGCAGGTGCTTAATCAGTTCAGGCATCAGGCCGGACTTGCTGCCAGCCCATTTAAGGATAGTTTTCATAACGCCGCACCTTTGTAATGTGTGCTTTTCAGCTCACTGATTTCCTTGCAAGTCACGCACAGGGAAACACCCGGCAATGTGCGGCGGCGCTTCTCCGGTATTTCTTCGCCGCACGACAGGCAGATAAACTCACTCGCCCCTGCCGGGCGGTGAGTAGCGTTAGCCAGATTGCGCGCCAGTTCTTCCTGCACGCGCTGCTGTACCATGTCCATTGAATCAGCCATCAGTGCAACTCCTGCGCCTGGTTCTCAAAGCGTTCTGCTTCTTTGTCCAGCAGCTCGATGATTTCTGCCGCTGACATTTCCTGTTTGCGGGCATGAATGGCCAGTGCGGCCAGGCGGATAGAAACGGACAGTGCATCATCTGAACGCTGCTCAGTTTTTGCCTTGCTCAGCAGGGCATTAAGCGCGTCGTCATCAGCTTTAAAATTACGGGTCTGGATATTTCGCATTTTTCTTTCTCCTGAATTCGGGCAATAAAATGCCCGGCGGGTTTACGCCATTTAATTTTGTTGGGTTAATTAATTAGGTAACGTCAGATTCTTTGGAAATAAACTCACGACTGCTTTTAAGTGATTCATTGCGCTAATCAGCGCCGTTTTTTCGTCACTCGTCAGTTCACTGAAATCAACGCTGTGACGTTCTTTGCTGATATTTGCCAGGAAAAATATTGCGCTCAGTGCGCGGCCATTTTGTTCAGCCTGGTGATCGCGCTTATTACGCATATCTTCGATAAAGCGTTTGAGTTCATTGCTGCAATCGCCGTACATCATGGTGCGAAGCGCAGAAATATGATTAAGCGCACTGGCACGCTGCCCCGCATTCATCTGAACAGTGATACTTTCAGCTTTGTAACCCATGATTCTTTCCTCTTACCCGTTAATCCTGCCAGCAGTTCGGCCTGTGAAATTGCCGGGTGCCAGCGTCTGCCCTTATCTGCCGCAATCCAGCCGTGGCCGTATGCGTGGGACGGGCTTTGCCGCCGAAGAAGCGGAGCCACAGAAAACGTCATATTTCACACCATTCCTATGGATGCACCGATACCGCTTAACACATCAGCAGTACCTGACAGCGCAGGATTAGAGTGAACTCTCGCCTGAACTGCCATTGCGGCCAGAGTGAGACAGCGGATACCTGCATGCACGTTCTGAACCAGACCACGGCGGCAGGTTGCTGTTAATTGCTCCTGGCTCACTACACCCGCAGCTAACTGCCCTACTTCGGCAGTGGCTTTCAGGACATAAGCTGGAAGGTTTTCCTGAGCCATTTCGTTCACCGGCACACACGGCAGGCAATGCAGCTGCGCCAGCGCGCCGTCAATCAGCGTTGCGTCTTCCGTCAGATCGGTAAGCAGCAACATTTCACGAACGGTTAACTGGTGAACCTGTTCAGGATTGAGTTTGTTACGGATGGTCTGAGGATTCAGCCCGGCTTTTTTAGCCAGCTGAATGATGTTGTGCTTCAGTGCAAACGCCCGGCACGCATCATCGAAATGGCTATGTGTGGAGACTCGAAAATCAAACATGATAAATCCCTTTTGCTATCCCAATATGGATGTATCAAGCCTGCATTGTGATTTCGCAGCCAGCAGCGGCTTCGATAGTGAGAGCAACCATGTTGATTTCGATAAGTCCGTTTATGCCTTCTTTCTTTCTGATGGGTAAACGGTTTTCACGGTACATCTGGCGAACGGTGCCTTCCTTGTATCCAGTGCGACGGCAGAACTCTTCAACTGTTATGTAGGGTTCCGAGATCACGAGATTGATTGAAGGACGCATTGAAAGTTTACGAGTCATGATGCAGTATCCTCTGTTGAGTTCTAGCCAACTCTATTAATCACTATTAAGCACGTCTTGATACGACGAGTGAATATTAGGATCACAAATTGGAAAGGTCAACGAAAGATTTTACGAGTCGTAAAGCACCAACTTTACCAGAGGGTGGTAAAGACCCCATTGAGCGTATCGTTCAGGCATATGGTTTTTCATCCAGACAGGCACTGTGCCGCCATTTGAATGTCTCTCAAAGCACTATGGCTAACCGTATAATGCGTGGGAACTTTCCTGCTGATTGGGTTCTGATTTGCTCTATGGAAACCGGCACTTCGTTGGAATGGCTGACTTATGGCCGCGGTGATTCAAACATCACAAACCAGGATAACCCGCCTACCAAAATCGAACTCAAAAAAATCACAAATGGGAATTTTTCGTCATCTACCTTGGTTGAATATGATGCTCAACTCTTACCAAATGATGTTAAAGCCCCCCTTTTAGTACATTTCGAGAAACAGAATTACCTGGTTGATATGACCGCCGCAGAGATCACCGACGGGCTGTGGCTCATTGAGATTGATAAGCTCATAAGCGTTAAAGAGCTTTACCGTTTTCCTGGCGGGCGCATTCGCGTTGAGAATGGAAAAGCCTCATTCGAGTGCAAAGCGGATGACATCAAGGTTTTGG